TCTCCCCAATTTTTAAATAATCCATCTTTTTTTATATCTGAAATACTTATTTTTGATTTTTTTCTCATACTGTTAGCATAAATACCTTCTTCATAAATTTCTTTATATTTTGGGTCACTCATTCCTTTATCAATTACGGCTAATGGTATTTTTGAACTTGCAGCAAATGATTTTACTCTTTTGTCTCTTTCTGCTCCTGTAAATTGATTTTCTGCCATATAATCATTAAATTCATCAAGAGTGTTTATTTCTGGTGGAACAAATCTAAAAGCCATATTGTTATCTTTATCAGCGTAACTTATCCCTGTTCTTCCAGTTATTTTATCTATTAAGTCATCCCTGTCTGATAGTTCTTGGTAAGAAACATCTATCCCATACTTGTATTTTAGAAAAGCATAAGGGTCTTTATTATTCATAGCTTTTTCAACTTGTCTGTCTTTTTCTTTTATGGAAGATTTTAATTGTTTTCTATAAAAAGCTTGTTCTGCTTTTTCTTCTTTCGCTCTTGCTCTTTTTATTTCATTAAATCTAGCTCTATATTGATTTATTATAGTTTTAGTTTCTGAATCAAAACTTGTTAAAAAGAAATTCTTAGTTTGCTCTACATCTTCCTTAGCAAATTCATTAGCTAGGTCTGTTGCTAATTTCTCTTTATATTCTTTGTTATCCATAGAATACGCTAATTTTTTTAATTCTATTTCTTGCTTATCTGTACTCATGTTAGGGTCTGATATAATCTTATTTAAATGCTCTTGATAAATACCATTTATTAAAGTTTTAGCTCTAGTTCCTATCATATTTTCAAGTTCTTTTTCTGATAATCCTAATGGAGTTTTCAAATAAGAAAGATTTTCTGATATTCTTTTTACATATTTGCTTATACTGTCATAATCAGTTGGTGAAATATTTTTTTGACCTATTGCTATTAGCTGGTCAATATTTGCATTAGTACTATTTATAGTTTCTCTTAAATATTCAATATTTCTATTTTTTTGATATCCCAAAATTATCTCTTTATTTTTATTTTCAAGTTCTTTTTTTAAGTTAATTTTTTCTTCTCTGTTATAATACATATTAGAAGATAATAGTTTTGCTTTTTCAGATTGCAATGCTTTTCTATCTTCTAACATAGCTTCATATTTTTCTTTATCTCTATATATGTTAGGGTCATTCCATTTCTCAGCAAAATCTAAATCCATTTGTTCTAAATTTAATTCAAATTCGGTCCTTTTATTTTTTATTTTTATAGCATCCATTTCTTTAGCTAATTTTTCTAATTCTTCAAATCCTTTTAAAAATGGTTTGTCTAGTAAATGTTGAGTATTAACATCAATTTGAATCCCACTTATATTAGCACCTGTTCTTTCATTTTGTACTACTTTTTCTAAAAATTCCATTAAATGCCACCTCCTAAACTTAATTTAGGTTTCCCAAAACTAAAATCAAATCCTCTATTGAAACTGTAAGGTTTAGAAAAATCAGTTTTACTCATACGAGTTTCTTTGTTAGAATCTTCCTCTGTTAATTCTAAATTACTTTTTGATTTTGTATAAGTATAAACAGCCATAGCAATATCATTTATTCCATTAAGCATCATTTGATTAGCTTGTTGTTGTGCCTGAATTTTAGCTCCATTAATATTAGTCAATGCTTGGTTATAATTACCTTGAGCTTGGTATATTTGGTCAATACCTTGTTTAGATACATTCGTTAAATCATTTTTTTCATTCTCTATAGTATTTCTCATATTTTCAAAAAACTCACTTTCTAATTTAGTTTTACTATCTGTAATATATGAATTATCATTTTTTTCAACACCTTTCATTTGACTTTTAAAATTCAAATTCATCCTTACATTTTCTTTTTGCTCATACAGATTTTCTTTAGCTGCTACATACTGTTTCATCATTCCTCTTAAGTTTGTTTCTGTAGCTTCTTTTATTTGCTTTTTATTATAGTTAAACTGCATTTCTGCAGTTTCTCTTTGTAATTTTGCTATTTTCCCTGCAGTCTTGCTATTATTTAGCCCACCTAAAATTTGACTTATTCCTTTTGCTCCTTGAAATATTTCTGTCCACATATTATCCTCCTAATCACTAGCAACTTTTATCTTTGTGTCTATTCCTAGTATTTCAAAAATCTTATCATTTTCATTAGTTGTAATTTCTATTTCATATCCATTTAAAATTGGGAATTGCTCATCAAGTCTAAAGCAACTAAATAAATCACTTTCTTCAGGTATTTTTGAAATAGCTGTGTTATTTATTTTCATACCTTTTATAGCTTGACTTTCTTCATTTAGCACTTTTATAAAAACTCTTTCTACATTACTTTGATAATCATTAGAGTAGTTCCCACCTTTTTCAGTAGAAATTGCTGGTGTATTAATTTTCAATTTTGCTGTTTTAACATTATTTTTACTTTCACACAGCAAAATATTTTTATCACTTTGATAAAGTAAATACTTATCTAAAGAAATTATTTTTTTGAATTTATAATCTTGTGTTATAGTAAATCTTCTAAAAATATTAAAATCTAATACTTGATAAAAAACTAATGAATTAAAACTTGTATCTAAAGATTTCTTTTTCTTTTTTGTACCAACAAGCATTATTCTGTCATCATATTTTAACTTACCTATACTATCACATTCAGAATAGATATCGTATTTTTCAACATTTACAGTTACAAAAGTTTCATATCCAGTTTGATTAGGTATGACTTGCACACATTTTAACTGTCCTTCTTCTGATATGTAAAAAAAGTTATCTGATATTAAAACCCCATTATCTCTACAAGGAATTTCACTAGCTATATGTACAGAATAATTAGTTGATGAAAAGACACTCCCTGAACTAATTACATATACTCCTTTATTGGTTGTAACATACATTCTATCCCCAACTTCTGACGAATATATATTTGGGAAGATATTGTTTATAGGGTTTGGCTTAAAGAAAAATGCACTATCAGCTTTTGTATCATTCTTAAAATCAAAATAATCTCCTTTTTTAGAAAAATAGAATATCCCATCTTTTATTATATATAACCTATCAGAGAACATTCCTATATCTATAATATCATTTTTTAATTCCTTTAATTCACCATATCCTATTTCACCACTAACATTCTTATTAAAAGTTGTAAAATATTCTGAACCATATTTATTATCTGTTCCACCAACAACTAACTCTACTTTGTTGTTTCCTAATAAATATTGTTTTTCTTCATCTTTCTTAAAATATCCGTGCATAACACCAAAAACCATTCCATCAGTTGCACCATCTATTATATTATCTGTAATACTTGTTTTATACTGTTTATAAAGCCTTTCTAACTTTATATTAGTTTCAAAAAGATAAATACCATTATCACTTTTAATTCTAGGATTAGTATAAGTACCTAATAATGATACTCTTATTTCAGTAGTATCTTTTAATTTATAGCATTTATACACATCTATTTTCACATCTTGTCTATCTTTAATAGGATATTTAAGAAGTTCTAAAAAGTTAGAACTTCCTATATTTCCTGTGTTTTTATCAAATTCATATACCAAATAAGGATCCCCTTTTCCAAATAACTTATCATCTACAAATTTAAATTCCTTATAATTAGAGTTTATAGAAAATTTATACAGAATTTTACTTAAATCTTTTTTTATTGTATAAATATAATTTTCTGATACACCAATGTAAAAATTGTATTTTGTATCAAATAAACGATGAAATATTTCCCCATTTGGCAAAATGTTTTCTTCCCATTTTTTTGCTATCTTTAAATTTCCCATTTCATTTATTATTAAATTTTCAATTTTTTGTGCTGATTGCTGATGTATTTCAGATTCTCTTATACCTGATAGTCTTTCTCCTACTTCTCCATAATTAAATAAATTTACTCTACTTATCATACTTCTACTCCCATACATTATGATTAAAGCCTTGTTGGTATATAATGTTTCTTTTTTCTTCCTGATATTTAGCATCTAATAATTGATATCTGTCATTATAAGCATTGAAAGCTAAACTTAATTCTTTAGCTAACCCACACACTAATAAATTAAATAACTTATCTGGTAATTCATCAAAATCTAATTTTTTACAATAATGAATGAATAATTCACTTGAAGTGGAATATATAAACTCTCCTTCTTCTCTATAATTTTCTAATCCTCTATTTATGTTTTGGCAATTAATAACATTCAAACAGTCAATAGGCACATTGTATCTGTATTCTCCTTGCTCATTCTGACCTGTACTTGTTAATTTAACCGTAATGGCATTGAATAAAAAAGTTGTATCAGTTGCTATATTTTCATAAAAACTATCTAGCAAAGCTACGGCTTTTTGATATCTTTCTCCACCGTTATCGTTATACGAACCATTATTTCCAAGTTTAGAAAAAGCCTTTGAAATTATATCTTCTCTTTTCATAGCTACACTCCTTTTCGGGTAGGTAATAAACCTACCCATTACTTGATGAATTTTCTAATCTCCTCCACATCTTTT